CAACGTGCGCCAGAGCGCAGAGTATTCTACGTTGATGTGGGCAACATGCCATCACACCTTGCTATGCAGTTTGTTGAGCGTGTTAAAACGGAAATTCACCAAAGACGCATCCCATCCAAGACAGGAGGCGGACAAACAGTCATAGACAGTTCATACAACCCTCTGTCAATTAACGAAGACTACTTTTTTCCACAGACTGCTGAAGGACGTGGATCAAAAGTTGAAACTCTTCCAGGTGGCACAAACCTTGGAGAAATAGACGATTTACGATATTTTACTAACAAGTTGGTTCGTGGGTTGCGTATTCCTTCAAGTTATCTACCCACTGGGGCAGATGATTCAGCTTCACAGTACAACGATGGTAGAGTAGGCACCGCATACATTCAAGAGTTACGTTTTAATAATTATTGCGAACGGCTTCAGAGCATGATAACTGAGGTATTCAACAACGAATTTAAATTATACCTTGCGCAAAAGGGAATAAATGTTGATGTAGCAATGTTTGACTTAACACTTCAACCTCCACAGAACTTTGCGAGTTATAGACAAGCAGAACTAGATAGCAACAGAATTAGTACCTTTGCTCAGATGCAACAAATACCTTTTATATCAAACCGTTTTGCTCTACAAAGATTCCTAGGATTAAGCAAAGAAGAAGTAGCAGAAAACGAACGCTTGTGGAGAGAAGAAAACGACGAATTCTTCAATGTTGGTGATACTGATGCCGCAGCACAATTAAGAGATGCTGGCATTACTGGTGCTGACATAAACAACGACTTAGATGCTACTCAAGGTGACGAATTAGAAGGTGATACTGACGATATAGGTGCCAGTGACGAAACGTCTCCAGTAGCAGATGCTGACGATGAGGCATAAATAATATTATGATTATACGTGAACTATATTACTTTAATGATAAAACAATGGAACCGGAAGACGATCAGAGATATGACGCTGACCGTGACGAATCTATTGTAGATATGGATGATACACGAAAAACTAGACTAACACTCAAAGATATTAACAAAGCACGTAGAGCTGACGATGCTCACAAGCGTGAAGCAACGAAAGACTTGGAATACATAAGGGCAATGTATGGCATAGCAGCACAAGGTGGTGAAGAAGCTATATAGGAGATAGTCATTGTCAAAGACCTATATTCCCGGTGAATCTAAAGCTCAGCGTAAATCTCGAAAAAAAGCAGAAAAGGCAAGACGCAACCAAGAAATTAAAGTTGCTTCTCGAATAGCACCTGTGGTTCCCCAATCTAAACCAGCAGAAAAATCTCCTAACGAAAATCATCAGATTAAAAAAAGTGACATAGTTTTTGTACTTGGCAACGGTACAAGTAGGAAAGATATTCTATTAGAACCATTGAGACAACATGGCACTATATACGGTTGTAATGCTTTGTATAGAGAGTTTAAACCTGATTATTTAATAGCAGTTGATACAAAAATGATAAGAGAAATCAGTCATAACGCTTATCAAATGTACAACCAAGTTTGGTCTAATCCTAACAAATATACCCGTTCAGTTGAGAAATTAAACCTCTTTAATCCAAACTTAGGATGGAGTAGTGGGCCTACTGCTCTTAATATGGCTAGTTTACAACACCCTAAAGAAGTATATATACTTGGATTCGACTATCAAGGTTTAGGTAGGAGAAATGAACTTGTAAATAATCTATATGCTGGAACAGAAAACTATAAAAAACAACACGAAAGGGCTACTTATTTTGGAAATTGGCAAAGGCAAACTTCTACTGTCATAAAGAAAAATCCAAAAATTAGATATATAAGAGTAGTACTAGACGAACACTATTTTGTTCCAGAATCGTTGGAAGGACTAGACAATTTAAAACATATTACTGTTGAAAATTTTAAAAAATTGTTCCAAAATCCATAACTGCGTGGTAAATGAGCTCGTTTGAGCCTATTTCGGCGTACTTTTTTCTATAAAGTGTAAATATAACTGACAGCCTTGACAATAAAGGAGAATGACATGACTGATCAAACCAAATTCGAGGAAATGCTAAAAATTAGTGAACGAGGACAAGGACGGTGCTGAAGCACTTTTCCATGAAATCGTTGTAGAAAAATCAAGAGAGATTTATCAAAACATCTTAGAATCAGAAGACGAAGAAGTCGAAGAAGATACAGATGAAGAAGTTGATGAAGCTACTGACGAAGAAGTAGACGAAGCAACAGACGAAGAAGTAGACGAAGCAACAGACGAAGAAGTCGACGAGTCAGAAGATGACGATTTAGACGAAATGTTTGGCTTAGATGAGCTTGGAATGGAAGCAGAACCAGAAATGGGCGGCGACGAAACAGATGACATGATGGGTGACATTGCTGCTGATATGGACGGCGACGACGAAGAAGGCGACGACGAAGAAGCTGACGGCCCAGAGGCTGCTATGGACAACTTAGAAGATGCTTTAGCAGACCTAAAAGCAGAATTTGAAAAAATGATGGGTGACGAAGAGCCAGGCGACGAAGATCCTGAAGAGGAAGCAATGGCATTTGAATCAGACGACGAAGAAGTAGACGAAGCAGCTGACGAAGAAGTAGATGAAGCGTCAGATGAAGAAGTTGAAGAAACAACTGATGAAGAAGTAGACGAAAACGCAGCACCTAAAACAGCAGGTGAAGAAATGCGTGAGTACGTAGAAAAAGTATCAGCTTCAATGGGTGACAATGGCGCAAATACAAAATCACCAGTTGCAGGAAAAAACGACATGGGCGGTACAGCAAGTAATTTAAACCAAGCTGGTACAGAAGCTGGTGTAGAAGCTAATAAAGGAAACTTAAAAGGTTCAGCACTAAGCGATCAAAACGCCAAAGAAGATAACGCCGGAAATAGAAATACTAAAGGCGGTATGAGTGCCAAAAAAGGCACAAAAAGCGAACCTGGTCACGGCGCTGAGAAAAAAGGCAAGCCAGACGCACCAGCCAATAAAAAACCAGTAATGGGTGGCTGAGAAGTTAAGGAGAAACGATGTTTCAACTACGTGAAAATCTAAGTTTTGACCAAGCTAAAATGGTCGTTGAGTCTGCTAATGAAGGCAAAGACCTCTATATGAAAGGTATTTGTATCCAAGGTGGTGTAAAAAACGCAAATCAGCGTGTTTATCCCGTTGAAGAAATTGGCAGGGCTGTCACTACGCTCAATGAGCAGATAGCCGGTGGATACTCAGTTTTAGGCGAAGTTGATCATCCAGAAGGACTTAACATTAACCTTGATCGTGTGTGCCATATGGTCACAGAAATGTGGATGGATGGACCAAACGGTTATGGAAAGTTGAAAATTTTACCAACTCCGATGGGAGGCCTAGTAAAAACAATGCTAGAAAGCGGCGTTAAGCTAGGTGTCTCATCTAGAGGTAGCGGTGAAGTCGACGGCGGCGGCAACGTTGCCGGCTTTGAAATAATTACTGTGGACGTTGTGGCTCAGCCTAGCGCCCCCGGTGCGTATCCTACACCAATTTACGAACATATAATGAATGAAAGAGGTGGATACAAGGCAATTTTAACTTCAAAAGAAGTCCAAGGCGACAAAAAGGCACAAAAATATATTGCAGAGAGCTTATTAGGTATAATAAGCAGGCTCCAATAAAGGAGAAATAAATGGAAGCACTAAAATCCCTTTTAGAGAGTGACGCAATTTCAGAAGCAATGAAAGCTGAAATCGAGGAAGCATGGACTGCTAAAGTTGAAGAAAATAAACTTAATGCTACTGCTGAACTTCGTGAAGAGTTTGCTAAAAAATATGAACACGACAAAGGTGTTATGATTGAAGCAATTGATGCTATGATGACTGAAAAACTTTCAGAAGAAATGGCAGAATTCAATGAAGATCGCAAGCAACTAGCTGAACAAAAAGCAAAATATGCTATCGCGATGAAAGAACATGCTACTTTACTAAGTACCTTCACTAAAGAAGCACTTGTTAAAGAAGTTTCAGAACTACACGCAGATCAAAAAGCAATGGCAAATAAATTTGCTGTTCTTGAAGAATTTGTTGTAGATCAACTTGCTAAAGAACTTGCTGAGTTCAATGAAGACAAAAAAGACCTTGCTGAAACTAAAGTACGTTTAGTACGTGAAGGCAAGGAACACTTGAATAAAGTAAAAACTACCTTTATTCAAAGAAGTGCTAAAGCTATATCAGAAACAGTTGACAAAGCTCTTAAAGGAGAAATTAATCAACTCAAAGAAGATATTAACGCAGCACGTAAAAACGATTTTGGTCGCAAAATTTTCGAAGCGTTTGCTAACGAATATATGGGTTCTCATTTAAATGAGAAATCAGAGACCAAAAAACTACTTAAAGTTGTTGATGTCAAAGACAAACAAATTGCTGAAGCAAAAGAATTAGCACTAAAAGCTAAAACTATTGCTGAAGCAAAAGACGCAGAAGTAAAGCGTCTTGTTGAAGCACAACAACGCACAGGAGTAATGAATGAACTTCTTGGACCTTTAAGTAAGGACCAAAAAGAAATTATGACAGACTTACTGGAATCAATTCAAACTGCTAGACTACGTTCAGCATTTGATAAGTACCTTCCATCAGTAATTGATGGTAACAGTCCAGCAAAGCAGAAGGCGCAGCTTACAGAGGCAAAAGAAATTACAGGCAATAAACAAACACAAAGTTCTAATGAAGCAAGTACACATAATGTCGTAGACATTAAACGTCTTGCTGGATTATAAAGGAGAAGATAATGTCAGAACTATTAGAAAGTCGCTGGCAGGAGACAAAAGGTGCCTTAACTGAAGGCCTCGCAGGCAACAAAAAAGCTGTTATGGAAACAACTCTTGAAAATACTCGTAAGCATTTGATGGAAACCGCAACAGCTGGTGCAACTTCTGCTGGTAACGTAGCAACACTAAATCGTGTGATCCTTCCAGTGATCAGACGTGTAATGCCAACCGTTATCGCTAACGAATTGGTAGGTGTACAACCAATGACTGGTCCAGTGGGCCAAATTCACACACTTAGAGTACGTTACGCAGATGCGTTCGACTCAACAAGTGGAACAGATACCGCAGCAGGCGATGAAGCTCTTAGCCCATTCAAAATTGCTGAAGGTTATTCTGGTGCAGCTGATGACAAAGCAGCAGCTACATCAGCACTAGAAGGTGCAGCTGGTAACAGACTAAGCATTCAGATCTTGAAACAGACTGTTGAAGCGAAGTCACGTAAGTTGTCAGCACGTTGGACATTTGAAGCGGCTCAGGACGCTCAAAGCCAACACGGCATCGACGTAGAAGCAGAAATCATGGCAGCACTTGCTCAAGAGATTACTGCTGAAATCGACCAAGAAGTTATCGCAAGTTTGACTTCATTGGCCGGTACTGCGCCAGAAACATATGACCAAAACGCAGTTTCAGGTACAGCTACTTTTGTTGGTGACGAGCATGCAGCTCTTGCTGTTTCAATCAACAGAGTATCAAACTTAATCGCACAGCGTACACGCAGAGGCGCAGGTAACTGGGCTGTTGTATCACCAACAGTACTAACACTGTTACAAAGTGCTACAACTTCTGCTTTCGCACGTACAACAGAAGGTACTTTCGAAGCACCAACCAACACAAAACTAGTTGGTACATTAAACAACGCAATGAAAGTATATGTAAACACATATGCTACTAGCGATGATGTACTTGTTGGTTACAAAGGTACTTCAGAGTCAGACGCAGCAGCGTTCTACTGCCCATACATTCCATTGATGAGCAGTGGTGTTGTACTAGACCCAGATACATTCGAGCCAGTAGTTAGCTTCATGACACGTTATGGTTATGTTGAACTAACAAACACTGCTTCGTCTTTGGGTAACGCAGCAGACTACCTAAGCAAAGTTGCTGTTACAACAGCAAACCTAAGCTTCACATAAGCGTAGTTAAATATTATAAAATAGGCCCTACGGGGCCTATTTTTTTGGCTAAGTATTAAAAAGGAGTTAATATGACAGGACAAATATACAAACACAGTGGTACCAAAGCAATTATCAGACCTGACGAATGGGGTTCTAATAGAAGAGATGTAATCCTTGATAACAAAGATAAAAAATATAAAATAGGAGACAAACTTACATTTGACATTGTAAGAAAAAATAACAGATCTTATGCTGAGAATGTGTCTATTGAGGCTTAATAACCCATTTTAACAAAAAGGCTAAATACTAATGTCAAAAGACTTATGCGGTACCCACCGCGTAGACTTAGAACGTCATAAAGGAGAAACAAATGGGACGTCCAATAAACAAACAAAAATTAGGATACGGTTCAGGTCGTATCGCAGTTAGCCGCCACTTTTTTACAGGCGGAGCAGAAGCTACAACAGCAGCACACATTGTAAGACAAGTTGCCTCAAACAAGTTTGTGGTTAGATTAGATTCAAACAACGACGGTGGTGGACCGTTCTCACCAAGAACACATGCTAGTGATGAAGTAATGACACTTGTAAACAAAGCTAACGGAGCAATGGTAGCAGGTGAATTTAGAATTGATGCTGTAGGCTCAGATTCAACAACTTACCAAGTTACACGTTTACACAACAGAACAGTACAACTTGAGGATAACGACAAAGCAATTTACAACGTTGGGTTTGACGCAAGTGCTAAAGAAAACTCAGCAGTGCCAAACGCAGTACTATCAGTAGCATTACCAAGTCAATAAGTTGGAGATTTGAATGCCTGGCGCTAAGTTTATATCTCATGATGTTGATACTTACAAATTAACAATTAACGATGGTGGATCAGTATCGTTTGTGGCTGGTGACGGTTTAACTCCAGCTACAACTGGTACGTTTAATTTTTTCGGCAACTTAAATGTTGTTGGTTCTACTACGACAATTGAAACTAGTGAATTATCTATTACTGATAAAACTATCACAGTCAACAAAGATGAAACAGGCGCTGGTGTTAGCACAGGTCCAGATGGGACTAATACAGCTGGCTTAATTATTGAAAGAGGATCATATCCTGATGCGAAACTTCTATATGATGAAGATTTAGATTGGTATGATTCGAGATTAGGTGGCACAACAAGTATTACAGGTGCTTTTGCGTTCAAGGACAACAATAACGAAACTATTGGTATATTCACTAACTTTGTAGGAACTTTTGATCAAGATCTAGTTTTGCTAGGCGAAGGAACAAAAACTGTATCTGTAACAGGTACTACGTCCTATGAAAGACAAGTATTTACTTATCAAGGCGATGTAATAGAACCTAACGTAAATAATCTAGATAGATTGTCTGATCCAATTGATCCAGATATCATTCCTAATGTACAAGCATTAAAAGATTATGTTAGAGCATATAACACTTACAATTTTACAGACACTATTGAAAGTGCTGATACAACTGTAAGCGTAGCAGATTCAGAAGAAACTAGTAGTCCAAGTTTAGCACTTGTTACAGTTGACGGAACAGAAGTTGCTAGGTTTTATCAAACATCAATTGATCTCTTACAATTAAAAATTGATAGTGATACTTTAACAAGTTTAGATATTAATGGTAATGTAAAAATTGGAGGTAACGGTACAGGCAGTGTTGAGTTTACTACAGACGCATTATTTCCTGTTACAGCTACAGATCCAACAGCACCAACTGACGGTGTGAAGCTATATGGTAAAGCTGAAGGAGACGGTGGTACTGGATTATTTTTTGTAAATCAATCTGAAACACAAGACGAATTGATTAGTAGAAACAAAGCACTATTATATAGTATAATATTTTAAGGAAAGCAAAATGGCAATAAGCAGTGTAAACATATTAGCAACAGATACAACAATACTAAGTGTTCCTGCTGGCAAAAAGTATGCGATTACTACTATTGTGGTTTGTAATTATGCTACTACTACAGACGCATCGTTTGATAGTCAATTTGATATGCATGTAATAGCAGGCTCAGGAGGAGTAAAAAGCGTTACAAACAAAGTATTAAATGCCGTAGCAATGCCAGCTCAGGAAACTTTTTCTTTTAACACAGAACGTTTAATTTTAGAGGAAGGTGATCGAGTGGTATTAAACAGTCCTGATTCAAACAGGCTGAGCGCAACAATTAGTTATCTGGAAGTTTAAAGTCTAATGGAATTTATTAAAAAGCAAAGTTTATACAGACGCAAAATTGATAATAAAGAACTTATTATTGATGCAGATGGTAATGTGTCTATTACACCACAAACAGGTAAGGTTACTATTGATGGTGACTTAGCAGTTTCAGGATCGAGTTCTGGTCCAACTAATAACCTTACATTTTATGTATCACTTGAAGGTAACGATGACAATGACGGCTTAGGTGCCGGCAAAGATAGGGCTAAAAGATCAGTAAAAGCTGCGGTAGAAGCAGCACCAGCTGGAGCAACAATTAAAGTTGCGCCTGGTGACTTTTATGAAGACAATCCTATCACAATGAAAGAACGACAAACTGTACGCGGTGACAGTTTGCGTAATACACAAATTTTTCCAAATAATTCTACATCAGACATTTTCCTTATGGATTGTGCGTGTTATTTGTTCCAATTAACATTTAGAGCTTTACAAGATCCGGGCTGGTGTGCAAGAATTAAACCTGGAGCACTAGTAACAGTATCACCATATGTACAAAACTGTACAAACATGAACGGTCCTTGGTTGAATGACGGTACTGAATTTACACCATTTGTAACTGAACAAATCGAAGGTGTACCTGCTACTGCTCGACCAATTGAAAACGATCCTAATGTACCATTAGCAAAGCGTGTTAATGAAAATGGCGGGGGTAATGGTATCCTTGTTGACGGTAACGATTACGACCAGCGTTCGTTAGTATTCAGTTTTGTTGCGGATGCGTTTACACAAATTGCTCAAGGTGGTATTGGTTTCCATATTACTAACTTTGGTTATACACAGATTGTTAGCTGCTTTACAGTTTTTACACGTATTGGATTTATGACCACTAAAGGTGGTTATCTTAGTATCTCAAACTCAGTTAGTGACTTTGGTACATTTGGTATTATTGCTGACGGATTATTTGAAAAAGTTTATACTACAGCTCGACCGTCACAAACATACACTTCAAGTGTTGGTAGTGTAACAGTTAACAGCACAGGAGCAGGATACACAGGAGTACCTACTGTTACATTTGGAGCGCCTGAAACACCAGGAGGTGTTACCGCTCAAGGTACAGCAAGTGTTGACGCATTAAGAGGAGAAGTTACATCTGTAACAGTTGACAACCCAGGCAGTGGGTATCAAACGCAGCCAACTATTACTTTTACAGGAGGAGGATTTACTTCTCAAGCGACTGCTACTGCTAACTTAATTAAAAATCAAAGTATTGTTGTAAACAGTTTACGAGACGTTCCACAGACAGGTAGTATTATTAAATTTGAAGGTGATTCTACTGTTTACTATGTAACTGGTAATGACATTACAACTCAGCCATTTATATACGACGAAACAGTTTGTAGGCGAGATGTAAACAGAATTATTGATGCTGTAATGGGAGATATAGCATTAGGTACAAATTATCAAAGTATATCTGCTGGTAGAAGTTACTTACGTGCTAATAGTGCTAAAGTTTTAAATCAACAATTACAACCTACTATATTTGGTATTGAAGCAGTAAGAGACGAGATACTTGCACGTATACCAGATAGCGATCCAGCAAATGAACAATTTAGATACGATGTTATTGAAAAAATAGCTATTATTACAAATTTTATTGCTGAAGAAGATAGTAGTGCTGCTCCTGACATTGTATACGATGATAGTAATGCTACAAGTAATGGTGCTGTAGCAGCAAAAGATAATATTCTTTTAAACAAAGATTTTATTGTAGAAGAAACTATAAAATATATTGCTGAACAATTTACTGATCTAAGTTACGATCAAGACAAGTGTGAAAGAGACACAAGATTAATTACTGAAGCAGTAGCATTTGATACAGCATTAGGAACAAACTATAACAGTGTCACAGCAGGATTATCTTACGCAAGGGCAAACGCAACTACTGTAGCAGAAAAACAACTTGAAGTTACAGTAGCAGCATATACTCATATTAGAGATTTAGCACTAGCACTAGCAGATGTAGCAGCAGATAGCACAGCGGTAGCAAGAGTAAAAGCAGGATACGACGAAGTCATTGACATAATTACTGGTAGGGCTTATAATACAACTACCTGTAGAAGAGATGTTGGGCAAATTGTAGATAGTGTGGCATTTGATGTAGCATTAGAAACAAACTATAACGCAGTGACTACAGGTCTTTCTTATCAAAGAGCAAACAGTTCGTATGTAAAAAGTGCTCAATTCCAACAAACAATTGCTTCATATGAATACATGAAGCAAATAGCAAGCGATACCTATATGGCATCGGATACTACTGCTGTATCTAGATCAAATGCAGCGTTTGATGAAATACTTGACATTATAGAAAACGGAGCAGTAAGCACAGATTCAAGTGCTGATGTTCTTGTGTTTAACACACCAACCGGCGGCGATATTAATAAAGAGTATGCTAGAGTATTATTACAAGCTAACAGAACTTATATATCTACTGAATTGAACACATGGATACAAACAAATTATCCTTCTTTAGATTATGACGCAATTAAGTGTGCTAGAGATACAAAGTATATTGTTGATGCTATTACATTTGATGTTCAGTACGGAGGAAACTTTGCTACTAGGAGAGCAGCAGAGGCGTACTTTGAAGGAACAACAAGTCAGCTTCCAGCAGATCAAAGACCAATTACTGCCGCAGCATACAATCACTTAGCAAACAATATTTTAAGTCAAATTGTAATAGAAAATTATCCAGGACAAACAACAAACGGTAACTTAGCATCATCTGTTGAAGTAGACGAAGTAGCAGGACTAGCAAGCATTATTGCTGATGTAATTACAGCGAATAGTGTAGCAGGTATGCCAACACTTATTGAACCTTCAATTACTTGGGCAACAGCAGGATTGCAAACAGCAACAACAAATTGGAAAACTAACAAATCAACAATACAAGATGATGTAATCGAAGAAATTACTATAGGTAATATTACTAATGCTGATACAATAGTTTATCCAGATCCAACAGGAGTAATTACAACTAGAGTAAATGCTAAAAATCAGTTACTTGCTAACAAAACATTTATAAAAACTGAAATAGCTGCTTATATAAATCAAAACTTTCCAAGTTTAGGATACAACCAAAAGAAATGCGAAAGAGACGTTGGATATATTGTTGACGCATTAATTTATGATATATTGTACGAAGGCAATAGTGCTACTCGTCAAACAGCACTAAGTTATTTTGTAGGAACAACAAATCAATTAGGAACTGTTGCCGAAGAAACAACTGCTACTATAGATGCGTACACGCACTTACAAGGTGTAGTTACAGGTATACTTTTAGAATCAGCATTATCAAAGAGTTCAGGTAATACACTTACACAAAATACTTCAAACGAACCAGCAAGTGCTGCAGAAGTAACAAGTTCTACATCGTTAATACAAATAATCATTGACGTGTTAACAGCAGGTAACACAACAAATATTGTAGCAAAAAATAACGCTGTAACAGATTGGGCTCCTGCTTCATTACAAACAGCATTTGCGTCAGTCTTTGGACAACAAGACAACTTCGCTGCTGAAACTACAAATTATATTTTAGAAAATTTTCCAACATTTACTTATGATAGAGAAAAGTGTAAAAGAGATGTTGACTTAATTTTACAAGCTGTTATCCGAGATGCTAAATTAAATTCTAACCACAATGCTATTGTAGCAGGTCAAAGATATTTACAAGGTGTATCAAGTGTTGTAACAAACGACCAACTTCCAGCAACTATACTTGCTATGCGTGAGGCAAAAAGACTATCATTAACATACTTAACAGCTAGTTCTATTGCTACATCTAGAGTAACTGATGGTTGGGATACTGTGCTTGAGTTATTAGAAAATGGAACATTGCCTAGTGAAGGATATACATATCCGTCACCTACACCAGCAAGTCAAGAATTAATTGATGCTGCTAGACAATTACAAGATAACAAAGCATTCTTAATAGAAGAAACAATTGCTTACATTAATGATCAATATTTTGTATATGATTCAGCAAAATGTGCTAGAGATTCGCAATTGATTTTAGACGCAGTTACAAATGACTTAGTTACTGGAACAAATTACAACAGTATTACAGCTGGAAGATCTTATTACAGAGCAAACAGCGCATATGTTATTAGCGATCAAATTACACAAACTGTAGCAGCAATTACGCATTTAAAAACTGAAACTGCTGCGGCTGTTTCTGCCGATACTGCTAGTGTAACAATTTTAAATGGCTTGTTTGATGAAATAATCGACATTATACAAAACGGTGAAGGCAATGCCGACGCTCTAGTATGGACAAATCCAGCAGGCGATACAAGTAAAACAAATGCTCGATTAATGTTACAGAATAATAGAGCATATATCATTTCAGAATTAATAACTTGGATTAATACAACATATCCTTACTTAACATACGATCAAAGCAAGTGTGAAAGAGATACTGGGCTGATTGTTGATGCTTTATCACATGATATTCAATATGAAACAAACCAAGCAAGCATACAAAACGCTAGAGCATACTTTGAAGGTGCTGTAAGTGTTTTACCATATGATCAAAGATTAGAAACAGTTGGCGCACTAAACCAATTAGGTATAATTGCTGAACAAGTATGTTTAGGAACATATGCTGGACAAAATACTAGTGCTGGAGCAGCTGACGCAGACGATTCTGCTGCTGTAAAAGCATTAGCAGATATTATTGAAAAC